AGCGGGATGGTTTTGGCAAACGCATAATTTGAATCAGTACGCAGACAAAGAAGATTGGCTGATGCTGACAAAGAGAATCAATGGCGGCACGATTGGCTTAGAGGATCGCAAAAAGCATATCGCACACGCCCTTGAAGTTCTTACTGCTTAACAAATATTCCCTCTTTATTCAAAAAGCCCTTGCGATCTTTGATCTCGTTGTATGCTCCTTCTAGGCAAGTAACTAGATCAAGGTCGGCACAGGCGCATCCCATGATTAGCGTTACAAGGATGTCACCATAGGCATCTCTGATGGCCGCCTTATCGTCTTTGGCTATTGCATCAAATAGCTCTTCTAATTCTTCTTTGGTTTTCAATGCTTGCGCATAGGCTGTGCTGTTCTGCACGATGCCTCTTGCTTCGCCCCATTGAATTGTCAACATCTCAAATTGTGCATAGCTCATTTCACTGCTCTCCATTCTCTTTCGTTGCGGCCAGAGTTTGATTTGACCAAGTTCCCTGTCAATTCAATCATGCCAATAATTTTCATTTCATTTAATCTTCGCGATACCTGATTGCTGTCAAGATTGGTGCAATGGGCAATACCATCTTTCCCAAGTGGTCCAATGCTCAAAAGACAATCCAAGATGCGTTGATGATGATGCTCTGCGTATTCTCTGACAGCATCTGCCGCCTCAAAAGAAGTCAGCGGGTCACTTGCTCGTACTCTTGGAAATACACTAGAAAATAACTGTGAGAAAGGTTTCATGGTTTGCTTTCAAAAAGAGGGGTACTCATGTTCGTCCGGCAGAATTGCCCACTTTCCCCCATGTTGTTAAATGCAAGTCGTATTACAAGACCTGAACTGCCCCTCGCCATAACAGCAAGTGGTGCAAGTGACCATTTTGCCGTTGTACATATATGTATGGGTTGTGCATGAAGCCCAAACCATCGTAGCGACCAAAGACAAATATACACCGACTAAAATTTTCTTCATGGTTCTCTCCTTAAAAAGGGATATCGTCATCTTCCAATTGTGGCAAGCCTTGGGGGTTTGCCTCCTGCGGTTTGGGTGTGTTCAAGTAAGCCCACCCATTCCATCCACCATCAAGTAGTGGAACGCTATCGAGCTTGAGCATTGGTCCATTCTTGGTTTCAATGACCGAGCCGATTTTTTGATAGCGGTTTTTATTCGCGCCATCTTTGTTCACATATTTTCCTGTGATCACTTGGATTTCATAAATTGTCTTAGACATTCTTCTCTCTCAGTTGGTTTAATGTTGTTAGAGTGACATCAACTTCTGCCAAGAACAACAGAACTTCTGACTCCAACTCTTTTGCATATTTGGCATCGTATGGATAACGCTGTACAAACATTTGCAACTCTTGCGGTAGTCTTGGGTCAAAGCTGATGAAGTCGCACCATTTGCGGCCAGTACACAGCATTTGCCAAGTCATCTGAGCTTTATATTTGCTCGGAATCTTTCCCTTAATAAGCGTATCAATATGAGTGTTGGTCTGCGGACACTTGATCTCAATCAACCCATCTGTCCCGACCATCCCATCAGGCGATGCTCCGGCCATCAGCGTTGGATGCTGAATGAAGCCGACCTCATCAACGAGAACGCCATTGGCCATCTCATAGGCCGCCCTTGCAAGCGGCTCAGTTTCTGTGCCGTGAGCCATTGCCGCATTCGTGAAGGACTCTGCCGCCTTGCCTGTCAAGCGTTCGCATACAAGCTGTGCCATGTAGTTGTCACGGCTCGCGCTGTATCCGGTCTTGGTACGAGCGACAATGTCTTGCACCCTGCTCGCGGTCACACGGCCAAGACGCGCGGCAAACCATTCTTCTGTTCCCTGTTCCATAGATTACCCCTGAGTTTCTGCGAGTGCTTTTTTGCGAGCATCTTTTTTCGCAATGATTTTTTTCTGCCAATCGGTGTCGCCATTGGCAAACTGATAAGCCAATGTGAACGAAGCCTTCAACGCTTCTGCATCTGATGCGGCATCAATGGCGGCAAGATGGTCGGCCATGACTGACTCGTCAATCTCAGGCTTCTTTTTTCTTGTTGCCGCATTGCCATCATCGTCTTCAGGCGCGATGCCGCAAGCCGCCATGACGCTGTACCTCCGAGCGTATGTCAACGCGCTACCGAAGCCCTGCGCATCATGTTTGACAGCGGGAATGTGAATCTTGCCGCAGTTGAATATTTCCCCTGATTCATGGATAAACAATGTTTCCACAATAACGCCTGAGTCACACTCGCTCAACTGTTGTACAAGCGCGATGCCGTTGTTGTTCAGCGCATCAATCACAGCTTCAATGCAAGCCGCTAGGTCAGCGTACTTGGATTTGAAATGCGGATTACTGGAACTCTTCAGCGCAGGACCGAATTCTTTTTGTGCCTTTACCAAGGCTGATGCGATTTGTTTCATTTTACGGAATCCAATTGTTGTTTAATTTCAGAAATCAATTCTTCGTGCAGATTGACGATGTAGCAGAGTTCGCGTATCTTGCCCTGCAACATTCCGACCTGATAGGAAAGCCTATCTCTTGGCTCACCTCCATCAAAGAGGCGAGAGGCATCAAGTGCGATTGACATGATGATTTGGTCAGCATCTAGTTTTTTCATTTGTAGTTCCTTTTTTATTCGGAATTCTCTAAATAGTTTCCGAGCCGCTTGATTCTGTCAGCATGGTAATCAGACATACGCCTTGCATATTCCATTGCTGATTGCGCTTCAAGAAAACGCCTTTTAGCTTCATCAAGCTCTTTGGCCGCCATTTCAGTTGATGTTGGCAAACGCCACAAATCCTGTATCTTGTAAATCAAGTTCATTTCAGCCTCTCCAAGCAAGCATTACACCCATGCCACCGAACACGATGACACAGCCAATGAAGCACAAAAAATCAATTGTTTTTTCTTTCATGACAAATCTCCCCAATCTTTTGAATCTGTTTGTTCGTTGTAGCCCTGCTCATAAGCGGCTCGTTCTTCTGAAGTCAATTTGGTGATCAACAATGAAGACAAAGAATCACCAACAAAATAATGCGGATTGAAATCGCGTCCGTAGTATTTGTCAGCAGAGCCTCTGTCGTATGCTCCACCATGCCTTGTGTATTCAACTTTCATTTCATTTCCCCTTTTAATAATCAAAATATTATTTTGTAACTTGCATCCAAGGCAAAAATACATGGCTCAATTCATTAAGCAATCTACGACGGCTGAAAGTGTCGAGAGATTTATATGCGTTTGCCATTGCTTTTTCGAATGGACTGCCATGCTCAGACATAATTGCAATTGCATCAGAGAAATTAAATTCTGTATGTTGCAGATTTGTAAGAACAGAAGGTTGCAGAGTAGTCATCATTTCAGTTTCTCCTTAGGCAAATTCAGCGTTATGCATTTCGTAATAGGCTTGAGCATCTTCGGCAGTTGATGCTTCCCATTCGCGGCAGATTGCAACTTCATGGCCGTTGTTGAATACAGCAATCCAAGCGGCAGGAATAGTGCAATTGAGGCGGGGGTTGAAGTATTCAGCCTGAAGATAAACTTCGGTGATTTTGAAAAGTTTGCGCATTTTGATTTCCTCTTAAAAGACCCTTCAGAAATTGCAGGGCATGGATGAATTATAAGCCAGATTATTCAGAGATTCGACACCCCCCATCAAAAATATTTGATGAGGGGAAACCCTTGCTTATGCCAACAAAATGGATTCGGCCTCGCTTTTCATGCGATTTCCATTGCCAAACCATGCGTTATTCATGCGGCTGTCCACATTGTGGCCTTTGTCGTGGTCAATGTATTGGGTGACAGCATTGAGCAAGCCCCATTTCGTACCTCCTGCGCCCTGCAAATCTGCCCCCATGCCCTTGCCCTCAAACAACTCCAGTACCTTGTTGTAGCCGCGTGATGGCTTGAACTCGGCAGTCTTTGGATCAAAGTTGGCAGGGAACAAATTGACTAGGAAATCTTTGACATAGTTGACGCTGACTTGCTGACGCGCCAAATGGCGGTACTTGTCCATCATGCCGTCAAAGCCACTCACAACGAGGCCGAGCTTGTCACGCATCAGGCTTGCATCAAAAGCGCGACCATGCGTAATATTGAAACGGCTTGGGGCAACTTCATTGTCAGCGGCTGACAGAGTGTTATTGCAGACGACACGAACGCTTGTGAACTGACCGACTGTGGCCGTAGAGCCATCAAAGCTAGTGGACAACAGCAAGTAACCCCGCACAGCATCGTCACCGAGGACACAGGCCTCTTTGTTTGTATTAGCCAATGCCCAAATGCGTTTACCGCCTTTAATCGCTCCTGCGACCTCCAGTTTGAATCCTGCGCTTTGCATCAACACATTGAAGAAATCCAATACATCCTTTGGCTGATGGAGTTTGTAGCGATTTGTGACCAAGCCGAGCGGGGCAAATGTGTCGCTACGGTAAACAACATTCTGACCCTCAACGCGCAACATATCGCCATCAGAACCGAGTGGCTCAAAGCGAACTGGTGACACTTGCGCTGTCCAGTCCAGTCCGGCCATCTTTGCCCATGTGTCAATGTCAGCGTCAGGGTTCAATTCTTGGCCGAGGCCATGCCAAGGCTTCTGACCCACATAAGCGATCTCTGCCAAGCCTGTCATTGTGTTTGTTTCAATTAAATGTGCCATGATAATTTTCCTTAATAAATTTGAGATTTGATTG